ATGAGGGCGAGGATATGAGAACGGCGGCGGACGGCGACGTAATCGTTGGCGATCCCGCGATGGCCAAACCGTTCTCGATAGGTGGTCAGAACCCGCAGAATGAAGCGGCTATGGCCTCGCTCCAGACTTGGTATAACTACATGAGTGGTAACCCAGACCAGATGGCCGGCGTACGGACTGGGGCCGAAACAGCCACGGGTCAGTCTATCCTTCAGGCTAATCAAAGTGTTACCATTGAAGACATGAGGGATATGATTTATGACGTGGCCGGCAGCTTGGATCGCAAGGAGGCATGGTACATGCACACCGACCCGCTACTCGATATGATGCTGAGTAGGCGTGAACCGGGCGGCGAGCAGGTACAGTTGATACTGACGCCCGAGCAGAGGTCAGGAGATTTTCTTGATTATACATTCACCATTGTTCAGCGGTCGATGTCGCGGTTGGACCCGAACATAAAGTCGAGAAGGATCGTTGAGTTCGCTACCAATCTGGTACCGTCATTGGCCAACGCGGCCATGATCTGTATGCAGATGGGCATACCGTTCAACGTACAGAGATCCATAACGGATCTAGCCAGGGAACTCGATATCCTTGATGAGGTGCAGGACTGGTTTGTCGATCCAACGTTCATGGAACGCATCCAGTTACAAATGCAGATGGGACCGCAGGATCAGGGCAAAGCCGGGACGAGTTCATCTGGCATCCAACAGAACAATGGCAACCCAATGAGTCGTAAGATCCTGGGACCAGCCGGTGAGGTCCATCAGGGCTTCCAAGAACCGGCCAACGAAGGCCAGTCAGCCGATCAAGGCGTGTTTTAAGGAGGTGCGATGCGATACGATTTCTCATGTCCAAGGTGCGGTGCTGCCAAGGAACTGGTGGTGCCTATGTCAGATGTGGCGAGTAGGATGCGAGTGGTGTGTGATGAATGCGATGTTATCATGGAGCGTGACTTTAGTGGAGTGCGTGTTAGCAAGGGACGCAAGCAGTATAGTCGCAAGATCGTAAGTGATAGTCTCGCCATGAACCCGGATCAGATAACTGAGCATAGGCGGCTGTTCCCCAATATAGAGGTGACTAAAGCGGGACAGCCCGTATTCGACAACTACACTGAACATGAAGCGTACCTCAAGAAGTGCAATATTGTGAAGAAGCCCAAGTCCAAGAAGAGGCGGGGCGAACGGATAGCTTAATTTTTTCACCTACCCCGTCTTCGTAGTATATATACTACAAAGACGGCAGACTGAAAGGAAAGAAGATGGTAGCAGCAGCAGGAAACACAGGCGAGCATACAGAGAAGTTAAGAACCAGTGACGCAGACACCGACCCCGATCTGATTAACTCGGTCGAGGGGAGATTGGCCAATCTGAACAAGCTCACCAGGGACGCCGACAATCAGGCAGATGACGTTGAGGACAACGACGAACCTACCCCTGAAGAAGAGGAGGAGGATGATGGCCAGGATGGCGGTCAGGCAGGCGACGACGATGGCTCAGGCGAATCTACCCCTGATAAGGATGACGAAGGCGACAAGGAGGGTCAGGAGGACAAAGAGTTACCGGCAGCATTCTTGCGTGCCGCGATCCATCGTGGATGGAAAGAGGAAGATGCGAATGAGTTCTTCAAGGAAAACCCGGACGCTGCGATTCGTACATTCCAGAATTGCTACATGGATGTCAACAATGCGTCGAGGGAATGGGCAAAGATTGGTAAGGCCAGGCATGAGGCCGGCTCTGGCCAGATAGCCGCATCTGACGCAAGACCACGTCCCGAGAAGATTGACGTGGACAAACTGGCTAAGGAGTATGATCTTGATGATGCTGTGGTAAAGCAGCTAAAAGAGCAACAGGCAGCCATTGACGCCGCAGAGCAGGAACCGGCCACAGCCCAACGGCGGCAACAGGGCCAGGCCGATCCTAACGTCATGCTTGAGATCGAGAACTTCTTCAACGCCGAGACACTTAAAGATTACGGTGACTTTTACGGAACGCTTAAACTGGGTCAAAATTGGAACGACCTGGGTGGTGGCCAGTATGATAACCGATGGGCGGTCTTGCAACAGGCCGACCTAATCATACTCGGGGCCGAGGCCAGTGGCATGAAGATGGAGCCGCTGGACGCTCTTGAGCGTGCTCATATGATGGTGAGTGAACCCATACGTGAGCAGGTTGTTCGTGAAAGTCTCAAGAAAACAGCGACCAAGCGTAAGAAGAGTATGACCATTCGCCCGTCTTCTGGGTCGAGATCGGTCAAGAACATAGCCAGTGACGCTGGTGGTAAGATAGGAAGCAGGACCAGGGAAGAACTCAACAACGACGTACAAGACAAATTGAGTAAACTATTCCGTTAAGAGGAGACCCAAATGGGAGTTAAAAATGCTGACTTGGTAGATCTGATCGAGACCACTCTCCCCGATCTGCCGAAACAAAACTTTGAGGTTGCGTGGACTAACCAGAACTACGAAGCCTGTCGAATCTACCAGGAAGATCGTATGGAGATCGACGGTGGAACTTCTATCAAGCGTAAGCTCATGCTTAACCCGACCGGCAATGCCAGGTATCGTAGGTTGTTCGATACCGACGAGCCCGCAGTCGGCGATGTGATGTACGAGATCGACGTGCCCTGGACCCAGGTCGGGACGCACTACTCGTGGGACAAGGTTGAGATCCTTCGTAACAAGAACTCGGCCAAGGGCTTTATCCGGCTGCTTGAGACCAGGCGTATCGACGGTCTGTGGAGTCTGGCTGACCTGATTGAGGATCGCTTCTGGAAGGCACCCGATAGTGCCACAGACGATCTCAATCCTTACGGTGTGCCTTATTACCTGAACATGCTTGACGACGACAGCACCACTGCTGGTTTCAGTGGTAAGACGATCCGCTACGAAGGTGGAACGACTGGTACTGTCTGTGCCGGCCTGGATGCCAATACCGAGACCAAGTGGAAAAACTATGCGGCCACATACACCAAGATCGACAATGCCTTCTTGAAGACATTCCGCACTGCCTTCATTAAAACGAAGTTCAAAGCCCCGATCATATTGAATGATCCGTCTTCGCCCTACAATGCGGCCAAGCGGATTTATTCCGATGCTGATGTGGCTGTAGAACTTCAGGATCTGGCTGATGCCAAGGACGATAACCACAGTGGCAAGGACGTCCTGGGTAACCTGCGTATGGATGACGGCGGTCTGGTTTACATCAACCGTCTGCCCGTGATCTACATCTCGCAGTTGGATGACGTTACAGATCCGGTTCAGTCCTCGGCTACGGCACCGCTGTACTGCGTGGACTTCACCAAGTTCATCCCCTACGTCCAGGATGGCTTCTGGATGGAAGAGAGTGAGCCGATGACCGACCGTGGACAGCACACCACGTTCACCATCTTCCTTGATGGCTCGCATAACAACCTGTGCATCAACCGTAGGACGGCCGGTTTCGTAGTCCACAAACCGATCACGTCGTAAGCTGACAACATGTGTGTAGTAAAGGAGATTTAATATGGGATTTGGACAAGTTGCAAATTGGGGTCAGGTGACGGTTGACACAATCGCCGAGACCAAGAAGGTGGTCTGGCGGCCCGTTACCTCCACTACTGTTCTACTGGTCGGTCAGCCCGTGTGTTACAATAGTGACGCCACTGCTGACTGGAAGGAAAACGCTTCTAACCGCATCTCCAACGACTTTGGTGCTGAGGACGTCACGGCTTATGCCGAGGGTTCCCAGAACTACAACGCCAGGTTACTGGTCGTTGAGGAGCCGTTGACTGCTAACCTAATGTCGTTCGCTGGTGTTGTTAAGTCACTCGGGCCGAAGCGTGGTGCCGATGGCGATACCATCGAGATCTATGTACCCAAAGAGGGGGCCGTTGTACCAGCTTATCTGGCCGCTAGTGTTACTACCAACGCTTCGGTAGTCGGCATAGTCAATGCCGGTGCCAGTTTAATTTCGGGCGGTCGTCCCATCGGTATTGCGATGGAGACCATCGACCGTTCAAGTACAAACGGCCTTGCCTGGATCAAGTTCCAGTCGTTTGCGTACCAAGCGGGTACAACCAGCACACTGTTGACCGGCGTTGTGCTCAACACGTATCAGCATTCGTCCATCAACACCTCTGGCTCTTTCTGTAACATGCTGGTTCATTCCACCTGTAGCGGTACTCTAGCCGCCGCTCACAACGAGTGGGGTATCCTGGATTACTTGAACATCAGCGGTTCGATCACTGCCGCCGGTTACACCAGGGCACTTCTGGCTCAGTTGAACCTGGCCGGAACCATCAATCATGCGGGTTCGCATCAGTATGCGGTTATGGCCCAGTTGACTGGTACACCTACGTTCACGGCCAATCAGAGATGTGCTGGTCTCAGCGTTGATCTGTCCCTTGGCTCTAACCCGACATCGGGTGTGTACGATGGTATCCTGATCGCCAACAACGGTGCTAATCAGACCCAGGTCGATCATGCCATCGAGATCTTCGGCAACTACGGTATCAATTACCTGTTCAGTTTCCAGAGTTGTGACGGCATTACCGGCAACTTCATCAGCAATGGTGGAACCGGTGGGGCCGAGATCGGCATCACCTCTGGTGGTGACTGGAAGAAGGTCAAGGTTAACTTGGAAGGCACGGATTACTTTTTGATCCTCATGGTTAACCCGAGTGAGGTTGACATGGTTTCGTAAACCAGTTTCGTTGCCTGGCCTCCACTCCTTGGGCAGAGTGGGGGTCGGGCCTTATTAACCTCTACCAAGGAGAAAGAAATGAAGAAGTACGAACTAGACCTGACTGAGTACAGTGTGACGATGATGGCCCCCGTTACCAAGAAGGACGAAGATGGAAAAGAACATCGCGTGATGGAGCAGGTTACGGAAGAGTATCCCCTGCGTACCAACATAAGTTCATGGCTCCGCA